CTTTCTTCTTAGGGAAAACAAAAGGACTGTTAACGGTCTGGCCTCCAGAAATGGTGGCCGTGGATTAATAGGTTGACTTTTATTAGTCGTCTATGCTATCCACTCCCGTTTAAGTAAAGGTAAAGTTCGGCAAATCGCTCATTTTTGCTTTAAGGTCCATCATCTGCTTAAGCATTCGGGTCCTAAGGGTACAGTATTGTACCTGAAGGCCTCACAAGTGCTTTTGCAACAGGGTGTTGGGCGCCATCGTGTTCATGATCTGACGGAGCTAAAAGTCCGTCCGAAAAGAACGCGTGCGGGTCTTCCTCGAATAATTCCGGCTGGTGCCAGAAAACTTATCCGGGAAGGGGATCTCGATATGATCCGTTTATGGATGACCCTTCTCGGGTTTTTCCGTATTATGGATTTTAAAGGGAAGTTAAGCTTCTCTACTATCGTTGATCCCTGTACCGCTAAGATGACTGAATCCTTCCTGCAGGATTGGGAAATGTTTATTAATAAGCATTTTCTTCCTACTTTGGGATTACTTGGGGAAACCTTTAAACCTCTAGAACAACCGCAACCGTTTAAAATTCTTAAGTCAGGCCCTACCGCTCCTTCATCCAACGATGTTCGGGGCGCCTCATCAAGCTTTTATGCCTTGGTGAGTGCTGCAAAAATCTGAGTTACTCATCCGTTATTCAAGCGTTTTCAGGCGCTTGCTAAGCAGATGAACTCGGTCTTTGTAGGAAAGCCTTTTCCATGAATTCTAACGAGAATTGGCTTGGCCTCTAATTGTATCTGACCTGCGACGGATAAAACCGTCGAGAGAAGATACCTAGCGAAGCTCGGTTTTAAAATCGAACCAGCCGGAAAGATTAGAGTCTTCGCCATGGTAGACGCATGGACCCAGTGAGTCATGCGCCCAATCCATCTTGGAATATTCTCTATATTAGAGAAGATTCCTATGGATGGGACTTTTGACCAAGTAGCCCCCATCAACATCCTTATAAGGCGATTCTACCCCGGAAGGGTTAGAGGAACCTTGTTTGGGAGCGTTGATTTGAGTGCTGCGACGGATCGTCTTCCCCTCGTCTTGCAAACAATCCTTATGAAGGGATTGGGAGCTCGATGGGGGATAGAAGATCCGGGACTATTTGCTAAGTCATGAGCTGAAATGCTCGTCCTTAGAAAATATCGGGTTAAACTGCCACCTGGGTTTGCTTCTGATGTGATCCTCCCGAAAGAGGTTCCATCTTGAGTTAGCTATGCTGTTGGACAGCCTATGGGTGCATTGTCGAGCTGGGCTATGTTAGCCTTGACTCATCATGCAATCATCCATTGAGCTGCTCTTAGAGCTTATCGCAAAGGTGCAAAAGTTCAGTTAATGTTCCGGGATTACGCTATTCTAGGAGATGATATTGTCATCTTGAATGCTGCTGTGTTGACAGAGTACTTGGTAATTCTCAAACAGATCGGTGTTACCGCCGGTTTGGCCAAGTCTCTATTAGCCGATGGTCGCTTCGTTCTCGAGTTCGCGAAGAAGTTCTTCGTGAATGGAGAGAGAGCAGATATGGTGCCTCTTAAGGAGGTCATATCTGTTCAAACTTCAACGACTATGCTGGGGGAGTTCGGGAGTAAGTACCGGATGAAACCAACACAACTCTTGGCGTTTATGCAATATGGGTACAAGGCGAGAAGCTATGCGCTTCAGCGTTTGTACTGCAAATTGTCTAGACGGATGAGAGTAGCCCTGATTTGGTTGACCGCTCCTGGGTCACTATATAACTATTCTGCGGAGCGCTGAATTACTCAGTGTTCCTTGACAGATCAGTTTGTGATTCCGGAGAATCATCCAGTTTGGGATGCGGTGTGAGAGATCATCATGGAGGACGTGTACAGGATCATGAATGTATATTATGATGCGGCTGAGAAATATAGAGGGGTTATTCAAAGAACCGGAGCTATTTATAGCGAAGGGGAGGAAAACATCTCTTTATCTTCTCACCCACCATTTCTGGCTGAGGTGACGGAGATCGATCCGAGTTCAAACAATACTTTCAAATCGAAAGTATCGTTTAAATCACTCATTGGTGCTCCCGGGGAAGCTAGGCTTCACGGCCTGGAATCCACGGAGTCCACTGGGTCTGAATCTCTTCCG